TAATCGCCACAGGCGCGGGCGGCACATAAAACGGCAGCGGTGCTGGCTGCGAGCTGCCGCCAAACAGACTCTCGATGCCGGAAATCAGGGGCGAAAGCAGTCCGCCGCCTCCCAATATTCCGGATGCCATGCTTTCCGCAGTTCCGGCTGCGGAGTGGCTGCTCTGTGCCGAAGTATTTCCCTGCAGCGCCTGCGTGTTCGCCGTGATCAGAGCCACCTGTTGCTGGTAAGTGGCCTGTAGCTGAGTGATCTGTTGTGTCGCCTGCGATATTGTTCCGGAAAGATCGTTGTTATCGCTGGATACTCCGATCGCACTCGTCGGCGCGCTCGGCACTCCCTGGAGCCAGCTCGGCTGGATTGCCTGAAAGCTTTCCTCGATGCTACGCTGTGCCATTCCGTTGTTCTCGCTCCGTCTCTTCCTGCAGAATCAGAAATGCATCTGCCTTCCGCGCGTCCATATCGAGCCCGTTCTGCATCCCCAGCCGCCGCCCCACCAGAAATTCTTCGATCAGGGTCAGACTCTCTGCCGTGATCAGCGACTTTGGACATTCCTGCGCGTGCGCGCCGTGACGACCCCACACAATCCGCGCCTCTCCTCGTTGCTCGCTCGGGAGAAACCCGCACCGGCGCTTTTTTTCCAGGCCGTGACGCCTGCAACTGTCGCAATTCCACCCGCCCCGGCTTACAGCTTCGTTTGCATACACAAAATGAAACGCGACAATTAGTTTTTTCTTTCGTTCTCGCTCAACCCGCACTCTGCTTTGACTGCTGCCAGCGCCTCCACGAATAACTCCTCGGGGCCGCGCTCGATAAGCGCCTCGACCGTCGCCGGACCCTCGTCCAGCTCCAGTCCCCGAATCTCCTCCACGCCCCAAATAATGTAAAGACGGTCCATTTCCGCTGCGAGTAGACTCGCCTCCATGCGGTTCTTCTCGTTCCTCCCAGCCTCGAAAAATTCGATTCGCGCGGCCAAATCCCGAATCCGTCGCATGAGTTCGAGCCGCCGTCCGAATGTCATCCGAGCCACTACGAATTCAACACCGGGCCGGGCCACGGACGCGACAATCTTTTTGCTGTTCCAGACGATCATCCGAATGCCACCACGACTTCGTCTTCCGCGGTTCCCTGCGCGCGCGTGTCGCTGAACTTCCACGTCAGTCGCATGTCGGAGTCGTCGAAAGCCGGCACGCTGGGCACGACGCTCTTCAGATAGATGCCCATGAGTTGTCCCGGAACCTCGCCTAACTGGAACATCATGCTGACTGGCGACTGCTGCCGCGCCGCCTGGTATAATCCCGTCGTTGCTTCGTCGTCCTGCGCGAACAACTGCAGCGTCACAATGACAGACCGCAACCCTGGAACCACCGCCAGAGGCAGCGTCGTGCCATACTCCTTCGATCGCATGTCCAGACCGTTTTGAATCTGAATCGATGCATCCGAAACGGTAAGAAACTGATTCGGGGAAACCCCCAGCCAGACTTCCCCCAGATTTCCGGCCACAGGTGAGTAACTGAATCCGTCTAATGGCGGTTCCGCGGGAAACGTGGCCGCGCCACCTTGCCCCGCATTGAATGACGCGCTGTCAACAATGTCCTGCGCCATTCCCTTGAACTCGAACTGATGGATGTCGCCGTTCAGCGTCACCGACATCTGATCCACTCCGGCTCCCGTCAACACCCGTTGCACCGCTGTTACCGGATCCCAGTAATCGTACACAGTCAGGCTCGGTAAAAGCGGCGCCAGACTGTAGGTGGCCGTCTGACCGATCGGTGTGCCAAGAGCCGGCGCGATTGAAAAGGGTGCGTTCAACACAACCGTACTCGGATCGATCACCGCCGCTACAAACCGAATCTCTCCGCCTGCCGTGACGCCTTGACCCGGCGCCAACCCGTGTGGCGTGGCGAATGCGATATTCGTTGTCGTGCTTCCTGTGGCCGCGGCATTCCCTCCCCACAGGACACCGCTCGCTCCCATTGCCGCCTCAAACAGTGGCCCATGTGATGGCAGCGTCGACGGGTCTGGCCAGTCCCTCATGTAAGTAGTCATGTCGAATGTTGTCTGCAGCCGCATCCCCGGCGGCATCCCGGCAAAAGTTCGGCTTCCCGTCTTGTCTTTTCGCTGACTTTTTTCCCGCTGTTGTTGCGCCGTCAGCTTCACTGCCGGAATACGGTTAACGGACGAGATTGCCCCCATTTGCCCGTATACGCTTTCCCCGGCCACATACCACCGGTTCGCAATCGATAATGTATAGGCCATCGCTTACTTACTCACTTCCACGTCGAACCCCACCTTTGCCCGTTGCAGAAAATTTTTGCCGCCGCGCCCCACCGCTTCATAGCTCACTTCGTATCCGCCGCCATAAATTGCGCCGCCTCCCCAATCGCCTCGCGAATCGTCGAGCAGCGCGCAAACGGCGTCCACATAAGCCGCCAGGTTCGTTTCAATCGCGGCCAACTGGTCCTGCGAGTGCCTGACCTCCACCACCATGTGCGCTTTGCCGGAGAATTGCCGGAACTTCTCCCGCAGCGTGTTCGAAACCTTATCGCAATACACCAGCACAGCCGGATAGTGCGCGTGCCCCGTCTTTTCGCTGATGTCCACGCTGGCGTTCTGCGCAATGATCGTCCGAATCCCGATCGTCTGTATAGTCGAATCGGCGTTCTCAATCGCTTCCACACGGACATTCACCCCGTCCGCCGTCGACGTCAGCATTGAGATCACTGTCGACGTCAGCATTCCACTCAAACCCGCCATAACATCAACCTCTCAACCAGGTCCGCGCCAGCGGACGCATAAAATCCGGCTTCTGCCCGTTTCCTGGCTTGTGTCCTTGCGGCCCTTGCCCCGGAACATACAGGTAAGTAACTCCAACCGGCAACAGCGTCTGGTTCTGCAGAAACATAGCCACGGGAGAAGTCCCGCCGTACACGTTGAACCCCGTGGCGTTCTTTGGTGGATCTACAGCCGTGACAGTCATCAGGTTCCCGTCCGTAATCGTGATCGAAGATGCGGCCGACGCCGCGCCTTCCTGTCCGGCGGCATTGCCCCAGGCCACGCTTGCATAAAAAGTGCCTCCGCTCTGTGGCGCCGCACTGGCTGCCAGCAGCGGCGGAACCGCTTGTGGAAGTGGATCCGTAACCAGTCCCAGACCGCTTGCAATGAAGTCTTCCCGCGCATCGCCCGCCAGCTTGTTGAACTCCTGCCACTTCGCCTGATAGCGGTCTACCAGCTGACTGAAATATGCGTCCCGGTAAACCAACCCCAGCGCATGCATCGTCTCCCATCGCTTCAGCGGTGGCGTTACGACGATCTGCCCGAGTCGCAGTACTGGCCGCCATAGCATCTCAACCGCCGGCATCGCCCTGTCCAGCCATAGCTGTAAGTCGGTTCGGATCTCATCTTGTGCCAGCCGCAGTTTTGTCGTGACGTTAATACTGTTACTCTGCGCGATATCCAATAATCCGGCATCCTGATCCACTAAGTCTTCGATCGTCGAGGCCGGCCCGTCCACGAACAGCGCCATGATCAGCTCCGTTCTTTCGTCTTCCTGGGATCCGGTGCCGGAAGCAGCATGACCTGCACCCGCCGCGCCGCCTCTTCCTGTTCATGTCTCGCCCTGGCTTCGCGGTGTGCTTCATGGAACGCAAGCGTTTCGCCGCCTGTCGCCAGCCGCGATCGCCCCTCGGCTATCAATCGCGCCGCAACCGCTCGAGACGCTTCGGTTCGTACCCCTTCTTTGCCACCCTCGGAAGTTGCCAGACTGACCATCACCATGTGCTCTTCCGGCAGTGCCGCCTCGGCGTCCCGCACTTTCTTGTAGTAACTTCTCAGATCCATCGCATTCTCCTGTCAAAAAAAATGCGGGGACCCCGACAGGTCCCCGCCACAACGCCTCGTTTGCGCGGTCTAACTGTTTACTTGCACCGCAAAGTTGTTCCGCAGAATCCCGCAACCGTAGAGCACGTCGACCGTGAACTGCTGTGCCAGTGTGTTCGGCTGATAGCTCATCGTCACGCGCATGCCGAAGTTACCCAGTTCGGCATATTCGGCAATGGCGCCCGTACCCGGCAGCGGCTGCGGCAGGCGTCGCACCACCAGGCCGATCGCATCCTTGCAGAACGCCATGTTGTGTGTGTTTATCGGAGAACTGCCGGTCTTCTGCACATACTGCGAACGAAAGACGAAAAAGTCCTTGATCTTGCCGAAAGTGCCGTCGATCAGGGCCCGCAGTCCGGCCTCGCCCGCCTTCTGAAATTCGCTGAACCGCGGTATCTGACGCATTGCCGAATATGTGTTGCTGTCCACCACCAGATACTTCGGTTCGGAGCTCGGAACCAATGCCTGAAACAGCGAGGTTTCCGCCGCGTCGATCGTTGCCTCTGTGACCGGCGAACCCGACGTGCCCAGCGGCGTGTTTGCCGAAAAACCCGCATACAGATTCAGAAGATCGCTCTCGATCTTTTCCGCGATGGCCACCACTGCGGGCTGCATATAGACTTTAAGCAGATCCGGCACCGCGAGGACTTTCGTCACGTCCGGAATCTGGAACGTAGCTTCTACGTGCGTATTTAAAACGATCTGCGCATTACCGAGATTCGGGTTCTGTAAAGTAACAGTATTGCCCTCGGCGATGTTGTTCGCTACAAGCTGCGGCGCGATCGGCACGTTTACCGTGTCGCCCGCCTGCGCGAGGACCGGCTCGTAATCGCGATTCACTAGGTTCCCCATCACAAGGTTCCCCACCAGTGCGGGCAAAGCGTCTGCCGCCACCAGTTTGACGATTGCATTCGCTACATTTGCTGACGTAATTGCTGGCATCTTTCTCCTTTTTCCCTATCCCTAAACCTGCCTCACCGCAGCGTTTGAGTTGCTACCCGTAATATTTCCTGCCTGACGCGATCCCGCTCTTCCTTGCTCATTGACGGGCTGATCTGGTCGAGATCGATCGGCCCGCCGGCGCTCTGATTGGAAGCCTTTTGCGTTACCGTCATTCCTGTTCCCCCGGCAATCCGTGCCGGCAGAAATTCCGGATTCTCCTGAACGAAACTCGCCAGGAAATCACTGAGCGGCTGTTCCCCGCCCTCTCCCCGTGCCACGAGACGTCCGTCCTCGTTACGCACGATGCCGTCCTGCACAGCCTTATAAGCCAGGTCTACTTTCGCCACTCCCAGCTTTTGCAGTTCCGACCGGATACCGCCGCTCCGCTGCGCCTCATCCGCCACTGCCCGGCTGCGTTTGTTTTCTTCCACGAGTTCGTTCACCCGTTTTTCCAGTTGTTCCCGCCGCCGCCGTTCTTCATGCAGTTCCGTTTTGTAAGCCGGCTCGCGCCGTGCCACGTCCTGCCGCATATACTCGTCGACCGCCTGCTGCACGATCGCCTGCACGTTCATTGGTTCGTCCATAAGCCTTCAGATACACGCGACTTCACTCGCGTTGTCTCCTCTTATCCCGCCTTATCGATCTCTTCCACAATCCGGTTTTTAATTTCCTGTCGCGAATCGCAAAGGTATTTCAATGCCACCCGTTTGAAAACCTGACGCTTCAGCGTTGGTGAGTCGATCCCGATATTCAACAGGCTCTGCGCATCGGCCGCTTCCGTACTGAAGTCCGTGATGTCGAACTCGTCCAGTCCGCTCACGTCGACCGCCAGTTCATCCTGCCGCGCCAGCGTAATTGCATCCAGCACGTTCCTGATAGAACCTTTCATGACGTCGCCGTAGGCTCGCAGAATTTCCTGCGTAACACTGAAGTCCCACTGCTGGCTGAGACCGGACTGTTGCACGCCACTCCCGTCCCCGGCTTGCTGCATCAGATAGGAGACCCGGTAGATCTCATCCTTCAGCCGCGTCAGATTGTCCGCCGCGATCTGATAGACCTTGCCCTCCGGCTCCGCCCAGCCAAACCGGTCCTCAGGACCCAGCTGGAAGTAATAACTCTCTCCCGCAACCTGATTCCATTCCCGCTCCGAGTAAATGATTGGCATCGCAAACAACCCCATCGTCAATGCCCAACCCAGCGCGTTCGACTTATTGAAATGCTCCAGTTGAAGCAGCGCGATTTTATTGGTCAGCCATAGCCCCTCGCTGACTCGCACCTCGAAAACCGGCACGCGGCCCATTCCGGCGAATCCGTGTCGCCCGCTGTCCACCATTTCGATTGTTTTTCGCTGATCGCCCTCGCGCTGCTCGTAGATCTCGAAAATTTCGCGGTCGTAATAGATCCAGCGAGTCTCCTTCTTCCATCCGTATGACTTCACGCTGTCTTGTTTCAAACAGGAAGTCCGGATCACAACCCACTCCAGAGCGCCCTGTTCGCTATAGCTCCAGTTGATAAGTTCCTCGGCGTTATAGCCCACCAGGTAGGCTCGGCTTCGCCCCGACGCATCTTCATCCGCCCGCGTTAGCGCTGCGCCGCTCGCCCGCGGAAAATCGACCACTACATAAGACTTCCCGCACACCAGAGCTTCTGTGATCTGCTGTTTGAAAAACTGCGTCAGCGTTGTTCCCCGTAAATCGCAGTTATCCACGAACTCGG